ATATTAGATCTAGTAGACAAGTAGGAACTACTACAATAAATTTAGCATACATTCTATGGAAATCAATATTTAATAGAGATTTGACAATAATGGTTGGTGGATATAACATTTCACATGGACAAACGCTATTATCAATGATTAAAGATATGCATAATAGGTTGCCTGAATATATGAAAAGAACAGTTACCACCAATAATTCCAAAAAATTAACATTAGACAATGGAACTTCGATTAGGATATTTCCTACTAATAATGCCTCACATTATCTTAGAGGATATAGTATTAATTACCTATATACTGAGTTTTTGCCAACATCAAACAATATTGATGATTTTTTTAATCACATATTGCCTGTAATGTATTCACTACGCTCTTCAAAAATAATATTGGTAAATGTTGAAAGCAAAGTTTGTCGTAAGCTTTCACAATTCACAGTGTGTAGAATTCCCTGGCATTTTAATCCCAAATTCGATCATGACTATAAGAGAAATATGATTTCACTGCTCGGATATGCCAGATGGCACTCTGAGTTTGAGGCGTCTTAATGTATCTTAGTAATCCTGACCTTAGAGGTATTAGTGATGGCGACATCGAATATGAAGATTGGCAAATTAAAGAATTGGCCAAGTGTAAAAGAGATCCTTTACATTTCATATTAACCTATATTAAGGTCGTTGATGGCGATAAAGGACTAATTCCATTTCAACCTAGAGAATATTCTATTGAATTTATTAAGAATATTCATTCTAACAATTATACCTTAGTTAAGTTTCCTCGTCAAAGTGGAAAGAGTATTACTGTTGCCGCATATTTGGTCTGGTATATTATTTTCAACAAGAAGAAGAATGCAGTAATTCTAGCTCACCAAAAGTCTATGGCCACTGAGCAATTATCTAGAATAAAAGCCATGATTCAAGAAATTCCACTATGGATGCAACAGCCTGTATTGAAGTGGAATGAAAGCTCAATTGCATTTGCCAATGACTCAAAGATCGTTTCTTCAGCAACTCAGCAAAAATCTGTTCGTGGATTTACCGTAAATTTCCTATATCTTGACGAATTTGCATTCGTTGAGCCTCATATTGCTAATGGCTTCATATCTTCAGTATTTCCTACAATCTCTTCCATGGAAAGTGCTAAGGTTGTTGTTACTTCGACGCCCAACGGCCTTAATCATTTTCATAAAATGTGGAGTGAAGCTAAGACACTCCTAAAGGCTAAAAAACTACTTGAGCCTAAGGATTGGAGAACTCTAGAAATACCTTGGGATGCTGTTCCTGGAAGAAATGAAGCTTGGAAGAAAAATGAAATTAATAAGATAGGTGAGGTCCGATTTAAACAAGAATATGAATGTATTTCATATGACGAAATAATTACAATTATTGACACCTTTACTGGAGAAATTCAAAAAATAAAAATAGGAGACTTATATGGAATGTTGTAAATCTTGTGGAAATTATTCATATGTTAGGATATGTGATCTGATGCGCCATATTAAAAAATGTGATAAATCTTGTAAATCATATAGTGAATATTTAATAAAATATACATGTGAAGATAGTAAAATTCCCAAATGTCTAAGTTGCGAAAATGGCGTAAAAATAACTAAAAATAAAATATATAAATATTGTGAAAAATGTAATAAAGTTAAGTATGTTTCATTATTGTCAACATTAGCTAAAGATAGATATTGTGATATAACAATGAAACAAGAAATATTAAATAAAAGGAAAAAAACAAATTTATTAAAATATGGAACTTGTGCCGCCTCACAATCAGAAGAAATTAAAAATAAAACCATTAAAACGAACATTATGAAATATGGAATTCCAACTACGTTGCAACTAATACAAGTTAAAACTAAAAGAAATGAAGCGTTTACTGTTAAGGCTGAATCAATCAATATGAAAAGATCTAATGCGTGGAACACGGATCTAATCAATCAGGCTTCTAATGCTAGAAAAAATACAGTATTACTCAAGTACGGAGTTGAATATATTAGTCAAGTAGAGGATATTAGATTAGTGTTGAGCAATAAAGCTAAATTAAGATATCTTTCAAATGACTTTAAAATAAAATGTAAAGAATTATTATTTAAAAAATATGGCGTATACAATGTATCCCAATTGGCATCTGTGAAAAAATCAATAATTAATACTAGCAATATTAACTTTGGAGCAGATAATTACCTATCATCGAACATTAGAAGAAAATTAGAAGAAGATAAGAATAATTGGATCCCTTTAGAATTAATTAAAGATTTTGAGAAATATCATAGGTTATGCATAATTGAAACAAATAAACATATTCCAGTTCTATTTGCTAATTGGAATGGAAGGTGTTATTATTCTAGTGTTGAATTGTTAACAAGTAGTATAGAATATAATAACCCTAAGTATCGAACGATTGATCATAAAATATCTATCTTTTACGGATTTGTCAATAACATTCCACCTCAAATAATAGGTAATATTAATAATTTATGTATTTGTAGTCGAGAATATAACACAAAAAAGAACAAGAAGTGCCATGGAATATAAAAAAAACACCAGATTTAAAATATTAACACCTAGCGGATTTAAGAATTTTGATGGAATATCGAAATCTCCAAGGCAACAAGGGGTCACATTAATATTATCAAATGGAATGTCTTTTAATTGTACTAATGACCATAAAATAAAAATAAATGGAAATTTTGTCAGTGCAAAAGATTCAAAAAATGGAAAAATATCTGACTTAATATATGTAGTTAATGTAATTCCCAACATTGAATATTGTGAATATTATGATATGCTAGAAGTTGAAGGTCATGAATATGTTTCAAGTGACTTAATATCACATAATTGTGAATTTTTAGGATCTGTAGCAACGCTTGTTGATGCTAAGTATCTTAAGGATTTGGGCTATAAAGTACCAATAGCCATTCTTGACGGTGACCGTCTAAGAATATACGAATACCCTAAGAATCCTCAAGAAATGACTGACAAGGGATTTGAATATTTAATTACTGTTGACCCTGCAATGGGCACAATGCAAGATTATAGTGTATGTCAGGTTTGGTTGGTAGAATCTAATACTAAAATTAGGCAAGTGGCAGTATATGAATCAAATGACGTTCCGCCTAAAAAATACATTGAAAAGATCTATACGTTAGCAAAACTATACAACGAAGCGGCAATTATTGTTGAAACAATGGAACAGGCAGGTGGGGTGATTATTGATGGACTTCATTATTCCAAGAATTATCCTAATTTAATACATATGAATGAGAAGGGTCTTGGGTTTAATATGTCCCACAATCGTAAGATTGAGGCGTGTGTATATTTGCAAGTATATATGGAAAAAGGATTAATTGAAATTGTTGATCATAGGACAATTACCCAAATGTCCATGTTTGGTAAAAAAGGTAATACCTATAAGGCATTGTCTGATGGACATGACGACTTGATTACTCCTATATTGGCAATGTTGTATTATGTAAACAGTGCTTACTTCTATGGAAATATTGATGAAGAGCCAATATATAAGAAGAAAACTGTGGCTGAAGAATTTAGTGGCATTGAAGAAGTCACAGATGAGAATGTTAGAAACATTGTAAATGGTTGGCATGATCGATCTGAAAATGAAGAGTATGCCCCACTAATCAGTTCACCTAACAACCCTCATACCTTCAACAACAACCACTTCCTATACGGCCAAGACGTTAGATATTAACGCCAAGCAATGGTAATATATGCAGTTCCTTGGGTACAGCTACCCTTATTAAAATAGATGTTGATAGGAGTATCAATGTTCAACTTATCTTCCATTGATATTGCATATTTTGCGGGGAAATATAGGTTGTTTTCAGATGCCATCATAAACCTGCCAGTATTTCCTTCAATACCTATTGATAATGTTGATTCCAAACTATTGAAACTATCTGCCACATAAACTTCAACATATACTACAGTCGAGCCTGTAGGAATTCTTACTAATTCACTTATTGGAGATGATACTGCTGTGATTTCTACACGCATGTAATTATCTGATGCGGAAATGATCTTGTTTACCGTGTACGTATTATTAACACTACCAAGTTCAACAATTTCACCCATCTTCTTATTATAATCACTAATGCTTCCAACATATCCATCATCTACAATTTCTCCAACAGGTCTATTGTTCATTTTAATATTTTGACTAATGTGTTTAATGATTGCGGCGGCAGATACTGGAGGGTACAGTGGTGCGGTTGCTGTCAATTTTAATTCAGTTTGATAATATTGTATTTCCTCTCTACTGACCTCATCAACAAAGTCGAAAGAAATTCCATCTTCCAATGTTAGAATAATATCCCTTTCAATATTTACAGATTCAAATTCAGTTATTGCAAGGGTAATTGTAGGATCAAAATATGTTAAGATGTTTTCAACCATTTGGGAGAAGTCAATTAGATTCTCAGCATACAATGTTAATGTGAATGAGATTTTCCATGTGGATGGTCGCCTATCTCTAAGTGAGATATTTCTATTTTTATCATATACGGTTCTTACATAGTTTTGTTGAGTAGTTCTGTTTGAATCTCTACTCATACCTGATAGGCGCAATCCCATAATTGGAATTTGGTGTTGCGATTCCTTTATTTTAGAAGTGTTTCTTATAAATTGTGCAAAGTTTTTATTGTAGTGATGAACAATTGGTACATCAATTATTTTAGATACGTTGCCATCATCATCGAAACGATTAATTCTAATATCATTGAACACGTCAATGATGGCAGTTGTTACTCGTTCAATAACTCTAGGGTAATAATAGGGTACCAATTAATCCTTCCAATCCCAACCTGAGAACCACAACATAGACTCTAGCTTTGTGGACTTAGGCGTCTCTGCAGGAGTTTTCTCTGGAGCTTTAGTGGTAGGTGTGAAATTGTTATCCATTGCATCCATGCCTGTGAAATCTGGCTTGATTCCATTACTACCGATTCTCCTGAATACGGTATTAGGGAATTCAATTGCGGCGATTCCATTTCCAGATTCACCTATTAATTTAGAGCTAACGCTAGTTCCAGAGGAAGGATTTGAATTTAATAGTTCAACTCGTTCATCTCTGCTAAGAATTGGTTCATATACATACCCAGGATGCATTGCATTTAAATTCTCAGCATTGTCTACTGTATAGACTAATTGAATTTTCCCTGGGAATTGAGTATATTCTCCTTTTTTGTCCGGAGTAATTATTGTGAACACGTATGCTCTCTGGTGAGTATGAATTCCTTTATTTGCGGTCTTAATATCGTTAGTTCTTTCAATTGAGAATGACTGAAGGAATAATAGAGAATAATCCACCTTTAGTGGTAAAGAGTAGTTATGTCCAATGTCAGTCTTAACTGAGTCTCTAATGTCAGCAGGAAGTGCGTTTATTAGTGTGTTAGGGCTTAGGGATATTGCAGGATTGGCACCACTAAGTTCTGTGGTGTCATTGATTCCATAGGCCATATCATCACCCAAAGATGCTGATTTCTTATATGAAGCAATTACGTCATTATTATTGCTAACGTACCAATCTATTGCATATTCAATACTCTCACAATCAGATCCTTGAATATACTTTTCCTTAATAATTCTTTTCCATTCTGCAATATTTTCTGAAGAATCTTTCGAGTAATTAATATACCCAATAAACTTATCGGCCAATTTAGTTGCAGATTCAGATACCGTCATATAACACTGAATTGCCATCTTATCAGATTCGTCAACAATAATTGATTCATCAATAAACTTCTTAAAAATTGCCTGGAAATTCTTATTACTAAATTTGTTTGAATAGTATGGATTATTTGCATAATATTCAGTCTTTAGCTTCCCATTATCATCTTTTCTATAAGACTTTAGATTAGGGAATCTAAGAAAGTATGAAGTCTGGATCTTATTAGTGGTAAGTCCAGTACCCTTCATTAGTTCACTGAGATATGGATATATCATGATATTTCTAATGTCAGTAGAAGAAGCATCCGCTGAAGTAGATTTTAAACCGTGCTTATAGCTTAGGGATGCATTTCCCGAATGTCCACCGCCAGTTCCGCTATTCCTAAGCATCTTTCCATTAAGTATTACTTGAAACCCTGCCTGGATATATTGCTTTGTTGGAAAGAATAGTGCTTCAGTGTGTGCTCTATCTAAGATTGCACCTTCTAGGGCTACCTTACTATACTGCATTACACAACTCCGACGCTAGACTTCAAAGCTACAGTATTGAAGCTTTTAGTTTCTGGTATCTCAACCTCTACGGATTGATCACCAATTGCTTCAAACATTGAAGTTTTCTTGGAGCTAGCCTCTGTTAATGCTTTTTTAGGAATAATTGACGATTTATCTATTTCATTAATGCTTTCAGTCAGTGCCATATAGTCGTCGGATGTTATGAATTTCATGAGTCCCTCTTAATTATTTATTTCGTTTAATAGTAATCTTTATTAATAAATAAAAATCGGAGGTAAACATGTCAGCGTCGAACATTCCAGGCAAATTAAGATTCACTAATCAAGGCGGAGTAGTATTTGGGGATAGTGTTGCAAATGATGTTATTTTAGAAGAGGGGTGGTTGGCAATTAATACAGACTCAGATGTCATTAATATCCATGACGGAGTCACTAAAGGGGGAGTCTCACAAGTTCAAACTGTACCTTATGGATCAAAGGGCCTATCTTATGTTAATGGATCAATCATTGCTCCAACAAAAATAATTTGTGCAAATACCAATGATAATAGGGGAAACAGTTCAGGGTCAAAATATAGAGGATGTTTTGCGACAAAAGACCTATTGATATCTGAATTAACTATTGAAAAAACCCCGTCATTGTCGATTGGAGACACTGCAGAGGTAATTACAAATCCATATGTAATTGACACATACGTATGGGTGCAATCTCAATATGATAACTCGTATTTTTGGGCGTGGGATAAACTAATTAAAGGTGGACTAATTTATTCAACCAAATTTTATGATTTCCCTAATACATATGAAGGTACCTCAACGTGGATCTCAACAGGTAGTGGCAGAGCAATCACGTTGTCTTATTGGGATTCAACATCTCCAGTATCTCCAAGTAGATCTACTCTTGGAAGAAAACCAATAATTCCCGTCGAAGCCTTTAAGTTGGGATGTAATTTCAGGTGGAGATTTGTGGGAGGATATCCAATGTTTGACACAGGGGCGACATTCTCAATTAGAATCCAAGTAAATGGTAAAATAATATCAGAGATACCATTCACTAGAAGTAATTTATTTACATATAATCCAACATTTCCTACGGGAAATGTGCAAAAAGGTGGAGATTGGAGTGGGTGGTTCACGATTCAGCCTGATGCTAGGGCAGGTACTATGGGAACACAATACTCATCAAGGGGACATTCGTTAGGAGTATTAGATGCCGCCTCTAGTGCATCTTGGACTGTTGCCTCGGATACTGCAGTGGCATCAACTGCAATGCCATCTGTTGATCAGACGTTTGCAGTGTTGTTATATAGTTCCGTGACATCTCCTAATGCCGGTATTCATGACTATTTTGAATTAGAAGTTGTGGCCTAGAATTACCACTGAGCGAAAGGCTTCTTTCCATACTTAGGATGGTTGGTAATATTTTTGGCCTCAGGTGGAACTTCCTCTGGTCTGAATAGTACGTCATCCTTATTATCTAGTTTCTTAAAGAATAGATCGGTATTGTCGGTTGGGATCACTGGACCGTTGTTTACAACAGACCCAACTTCTAATGTATTTGTCTGATCAAACTTCTGTTGAACGTAGTCATTAGTATTCATAGAATCGCTCCTAACGTCAGTTGCCACTTCTTTGTGATCATCCTTATAGCCCTTAAGACCAAATTTAAAATAATAGCTTCTTAGTGAAAATGATAGCTCTGGAATCTTTTCGTTTACGTCAGTTATTACGTACAACTCCTCTATCCATTCTGGCTTTATTAAGTCTCCTGCCTTTGGGAAGATTTGTTGTGCAGAATATCCATGGTAGTTGAAATCAGCATATCCTCTTTGAGATATCCAAGGATTGTGTTTATTAGGATCTAATTCTGGGACAATGCCATTCTCTTTGAGATTTCTCATATTGTGTATGAAAAACATATCTTTGTGAACTATTACTGAAGTTTCATCTAACGATAATGCTCCAAATCTGGATAATTTCATCAATTCAGGTTGAACTACAGTATCACCACATACTTTAGTGTGAAACACTCTTATAATATCTTGAACCTGATTTCCCACATACACTGGCTTTTTAGTGGTCTTTAGAGTTGTAACATAATATATGGCTTGGGCACCCTTCTGTTCAACATATTGTCTAGCAATATTGTTATAATGACTCTGGTTTGCAAATTTGTTATGTAGTTGGAAATATGGGTTGAATGAATCAGTTATATTATTATGCTCATCAGCTAATACTTCAGGTGCTCTCCTAGGAATGTAAAATGTCCAACCTTGCTCTTCCATATCTAAATTATTTATTATGCTGGCGAAAATGCCATTTTATATGGGCCTAAAATAAATAACATTACGGAGAATTACCATCATGGCAATAACAAATCAATTAAAAGGTGCGGCTGGGATAGAGTTCGTAACCAATGATTTAAGCGCAAACAGTGCGGTAGATGACAATTCGTTTAAAGTCGGCTTGGTAGGATGGACTCCACAAGGCCCTTCAAATAAAGTAGTCAGCATTACTAATACAAATCAACTATACTCGATTTTCGGAACCCCAACTAAGCAGTCTAAGAACAATCAGTTACTTTATGCCGCAAAGCTCCTTTTGGACACTGGTGCGGTTGTTAAGGTTGTTCGTCAAATTGAAGGTGCGGTTGAAAATTTGGACGCAGTAGGTGTTGTGTTTAATTCAGTCAACCTTCTACCTGAAGAGATTGTGCTTTCAGGTGGATACTCTGGAGGATACTCTGGACTTCCAACCTATTCTGGAGTATATAGCGGATACACTGCAGTATCAAATCCAATTGACGTTGTTCTTGATAAACAGCCAAATATTGATATTACTGAACTCCCAGACTCGAATTCACCATTTACTCTAGCATCTAGATATCCTGGATTCAAGGGATTTGCAGTAACTATTCAGACCTATTCCTACTTTGGAGTTCCAAACGGTGGGGCTGATGAATCATATTTGGTGAGCGGAGTTCGTCCAGCTAACGTCGATACTCTAACCTCTAAGCAGATCGAACAGGACATTGAATTCACTTCATATGTCATCGGTGAGGGGCTATATGACACCACTAAGGATAGATTCTTTCCATCCGAAACTTATGAGATCCTTGATGATTACGACACTCCAGTCACCGTGACAGGCGTGTTTAAGAGGTATAATAGCGAAACCAGCGTATGGACCGTTAATGCTAATTTGACCACTTTCATCCACTCCTTTGGTATTATCAGAGTGTATGCAAGCACAACTAGCACAACTCCTGTGCAGGTAATCCCTTTCACCAGATACAACTATGTGACTGGCGGAAACAGACAGTTGAAGCTAAATGAAGTTACTAAGAGCAACACCATTGTTATTGGTATGATTAATGAAGGCTTCACTTCTCCTTGGATCGGTCAGGTTCCATATGTTATTACCAGAGCACCTGCAAATGGTTCTGTGATTTCGAGATATGTCACTTCTCCAGTATATCTACAGCTTTTGGGAGGCACTACTGTAACTGATACTTCTACTTTTGACTATGCTAAGGGCTGGTCATTGTTTAAGGATATTAGTGCCGTCAACCTTAACCTCCTATGTGCCGCAGGTACTACTGTAGGTAATTTCGGAAACAGATATGAGGCATTTGAGACTATCAATACTTCAGTAATCGTTTCCATGTTGGAAGTTTGTACTGCAAGAAAAGATTGTGTTGCAATCTTTGATCTACCTAAGAGACAGAACATCAGTGATTTGATTGAATTGGTTGAACAGTATGTTCCAAGCATTGGACAGGAATCTGGTGGATCTAATGCTACCTTTGAAAGCTTCTGGGGTGGTATGTTTGACGGTCGTCAGATGATGTTTGATACCTTCAATAAGAAAGACGTTGAAGTAGCAATTACTGCATTTGTTGCCCAGAATTACACTAATGTATATTTGAAGAATTTCCCTTGGAGTATTGTTGCGGGTACTACTAGAGGTAGTATTGCTTACCCTTCAAATAGCACTAAGTATCCACGTAGCTACCCTGAGGAAGTTGGGGCATTGTCCAGTGCAAGAATCAACTCTTGCAGAATGTTTGATGGTCAAATTCTTTGGAGTGAAGCAACTCTTCAGGCAAAGAATACTGCATTGAACAGAATGCACGTTGCTTCCTTGCTAGCATACATTTACGGAAAACATCGTAAACAGTTGACTCCATTCATATTTGAACTTAATACCCCTGAGCTTAGGAAGACTGTAACCAACCTAGTCGAGAGCAACATGGATTACATTAAGTCCAATAAGGGTGTGTATGAATATGTTGTTATCTGTAATGATACTAACAATACTCCAGAGACAATTGACAACAATCAACTGATCGTTGACTTGGCAATTGAACCAGCTAAGGGTGTTGAAGTCATCACTTTCAGAAGCACCATATATCGTACAAACGGAATCATTGAAGCAGGCTTACTATAAGTGAGCCTTTTATTTGGTAAAAATAAATAAAAGAAAGGGAAGTTAAAAATGGCATTAGACAAAAGAAATGGATACTTTGTAACGGCAATGTCCTCACTTAGGGATCCTATACGCACCTCTCACTGGAGACTCCGTTTTAACGTACCTTTAATCAAGGCCGAAATCGGAGGGGATTTGATTCCTGACGTTAACACTGATGATGATATTGCCGTAATGGTAAAGACTTCATCAGTGCCTAAGGTAATTATTAATTCTGTTGAATCTTGGTATATGGGTCAGAAGATTTATTTCCAGACCAACACTGAATACGATAAGGAGAGTAACTTCAACATTCAGGAAACTGCAGATGTTAGAGGTTTCAGATTCCTAGGACAGTGGAGCGAACTAGCCCATAACACTGACCTATATCAGCTTGGATCACTAGGTACTTCGGTAATTAATCCAAATACTCAGAGAGGTGTTAACTTGGGCTCTGCTAAGTTCCCAGGAAATGCTGATGGCGGTAGAAGTGTTGTTAGGAATAGTGGCTGGATGTTTCTTGAGCTATA